TTGACCTTGCAACTAAAATGGGAATGGGATATTTACCTATCAAAGAAGATACACCAGGTGAAAGAGATATTACCTGTGCTGATACTTTACAGTTAAGAGAACTTGGATGGATTCCAACAATCGATATTCTTGATTAATATGGACAAAAACAAATCAGCATATAAATTAAAAGGTTTACCACCAGTTTATTGTATCAACTTAGATGATGAACCAGAGAGGTGGTTCTATATGGAAACTCAATTTAAGTATTGGGAGATAGAAAATTACACACGTATCTCTGCATATGATGGTCGTGAAGATGATCTAAGTGATATTATAAAAGGAAAGTATCCAGATAATATGAACTCTGGTGAAGTTGGATGTACAACCTCACATCTAAAGGCAATGAAAGAATTTCTTAAAACAGATGAACCTTATGCCTTTATCATTGAGGATGATTGTGATTTTAATCCCGTAAGACATTGGAATTTTTCTTGGAGAGATGTCATGTCAAAGATACCATATGACTTTGATGTATTTCAAACTGCAATTATA